GGTTCATCGTCGTAGTCAGGACGCCCAAGGGCGCGGTACTCTGGGGAGAGTTCGATCTTGGCCTTTAGACCCTTGCCAAAGGTCTCGTAAAGCTCCCAGTCAGGTTCGGCAAGGCGGAACAACTGAAGCTCGTTAAAGCCCTCAGGAAGGCCGTGCTGGCGGATCATGGCCGGGACAGGGGATACGGTTTCGACGTTGGCGTAGGTCTTGCCGTTCTTGCCCGGGCGGTGGATGACACTGAGCATGCACCAGACACCGAGAACGGTTTTCAGGTCAAACCGGTTGGCTTCCTGATCTGTCCACGGTTTGCCGCGCCAAGACTGCAGATCCTTGCGCAGGGTGGCCTTATCGCCCCAGCTAAGGGTGTAGTTCTTGAAGATTGCCATCGGCTCCCCGCGCTCTGTAGTCAGGGGTGTGCCGTCTTCTGCTTCGCCATGAATCTCCCAGCCAATCATGATCTTGCGCAGGAACTTGGTCTCGCCCATGTACTCCGACTGCTGGGTGCCAAGATCGATGATTCGGTAGCAGCGGCCCAAGTGACTACCCGGGGGGACGAGGACAAATTCTTTGGACTTGTTTTCGACAAAAAAGCTCATTGTGGTTCCTTCAAAAATTCTCTGACGGCGTCAGCAAAGGTGGGTGAATGGGGGTCAGGTAAACCTGCGCGTTGCAGTTCGGTGACGAGCTTCCAGCGTTTGTATTCCGCCTGAGCGATCGGATCGTTGATCCACTCCTCAAACGACTGTTGCTCTGTGTGGTCGTAGTTCATGGGTACATGCTCATCACGATGCAAGCCACCAGCAACGCGATTGCGTAAGCAACCACGAAGTTGATGTGAGGCCTGCTTTTCTTTTTGAGCAACAACGTCTGGAGGCTCTCGGCATCCCGCGACATCTCGTACCTACGAGGAGGGGGAACGTAGTGCAGTCCAATCTGGACTTTGCCGGTATTCCAAGGGAGCCTATCTTCTGGTCGTCTGTTCATGTCATCTCCTTAACCGCCGTGTTGGCGTAAACACAGTAGACACGAATTTCAACTTGATGTCAAACACAACTTCAAGATAAGATTGCATTCGTCATTAACACACCACAGGACCATCATGACCCTAATCGAGTATTTTGAGAGTGAGCCGATCGGAGCCAAGAAGGAAATGGCTGAATATCTTGGCATCACTCAGGCGTGGATGGCAATGCTCATTCACGACAAGGCCAAGTGCTCTGCGAAGATGGCGCGAAAGATCGAAGACGCTACGCAGGGGCTTGTGACGAGACATGATCTGAGGCCCGACCTCTTCAACTAGGAGACCCCATGAGCATCAAGCTGATGTCAGATGTGTTCACGTTGCGCCACATAACCTGCTGCGAGAAGCTGTTGATGCTGGCGCTTGCAGATGCTGCCAATGATGAAGGCGTTTGCTGGCCCAGCATAAGTCGGTTGGCGGGCATCGTGATGGTCGATGAGAGAAGCATCAGCCGCATGTTGAATCGGCTGGAGCTTAAAGGGATGGTGGTCCGAGCAATCCGTCCGGGGCACTCGACCGTCTACACCGTGAGACCCCTGACCGTGAGGTCACCCCACCCCCGACCCGAGGGTCACCCCACCCCTGACTCCAAGGTCACCACACCCCTGACCGCAGGGTCATCCAGAACCACCAAGGAATCAGAAGAGATCCATAACGGAACCGTAAACAAGCCTGACGGCATTGATGATCAGCTATGGGCTGACTTTTTGCTGCACCGATCCAAGCACAAAGCACCGTTCACAGAAACGGCCATGAAGGGATTCGTGCGCGAGGCGGACAAGGTTGGCTTTACGTTGGCGGAAGCTATGCGTACCAGCATCGAGCGAGGCTGGAGAGGCTTCAACGCAAAGTGGCTGGAAGAAAAGAAGTCCAAGGACGAGGAAAAGTCTGAGCACTACCTGCGGCTGACTGGCCGCGCTAACAAAGTGGAGGTGATCGATGTCTGATATCACGACGGCTGCTATTGAGCGCCTGTTCCAAAAATTCTCCCTAATTTGGGGTGCGCAGAAGGTCGGAGCTATGGTAAGGCCCGAGGATGTCGATATGGCCTTAGATCTGTGGGCATCGAGCCTATCGAGGTACAGCACTGCTACCCTAAAGGCTGTGATCGATACCCTGCCGACCCTAGGGCGGGACTGGCCTCCCTCTTTGGCGGAGTTCATCGATCTGTGCCGACAGTTCAATCGGCCTGAGGCTCAGGTAGCCCTTCCGGCACCGAGGGCTGAAGCGACGCCTGAGCAGCTAGAGGCGATCCGCAAGGTGGCCGGTGACGCACCTATGTTCAACGGGGATCCGCTGCATTGGGCGAAGTATCCGGCCTCAGGCAAGGCGGTCGAGATGATGGTGCAGGCGGCTCAAAGGGGCGACAGGCGGCTGCAGGATATCGTGGACAAGCATCTAGCCGACCCGGACGCGGTTGCTACAAGGGGGAGGAATGGGCAAGAAGCGCACCGAGCACTCAAGTCCTACGCAGAGGCCAAACTGGCATCAGCCAATCAAGCCGAGTATTCCTGAGTCCGAGATCGAGTGGCTCAAGCGCTGCGATGCGATCGACTGGTTGCGTAGATACAACACGATCGCAAAGCGCGACGGCTACCAAAGGGCGCGGGTATGGTGGATGAACCGCTGCATAGACATCGAGCGGGCAAGAGGGGCCGAGGGGTTAGAGGATCTGAAGAGGAGGATGAATCTTGAGCGCGTGGACAATCCGGCTGGACTTCCCCAGCCCAAGCCTGTTCCCGAACCGAACAAAGGGAAAGCACTGGGGGGCGCTTCACGCGGCCAAGACGCAGGCCAAGGAACTGGCCTTTTTCCTGACCAAGCAGCAGACGCAGGGATGGATTCCGACGACCGAGGATCTCAGGCTAACGGTGACCTTTTTGATGCCGGATAGGAGGAAAAGAGACGCCGACAATTGCCTTGCTGCAGCCAAGTCAACGCTCGACGGGATGGCGTTAGCGTTAGGTGTAGATGATTTTCAGTTCCAGCCGGTACAGGTGTATCGGCGGTTTGGGGTAAAGCCCGGTTCAATGATCGTGGAGATAGACGATGGAAAAGATGATCGACCCGAATGACGCGATCGATTTCATGATCGCCAACAGCAAGAAATACGCGCAGGCCAAGGCCAACCGGATCTATGTCGAGGAGTACCGCAAGACCATGAAGGCCGAGCTTTGCAAGCAGGCTCTGGCCTCGGGCGTGGAGGCGGTAAACGCGCAGGAACGGGAAGCGTACTCAGCCCCGGCCTACAAAAGCCATTTAGAGGCCATTAGAAGCGCCGTAGAGGAAGAGGAACGCCTGAGGTGGATGATGGTAGCCGCCCAAGCCAGAATCGACGTATGGCGCTCTATGGAGGCTTCTAACCGGGCATTGGAAAAAGCTGCGCTATGAATATCAAGGACTGGAAGAGCGCGGTGGCTGATCTGGGGTGCGGGATGTGCAGGAAGATGGGCCAGCCCGGGACGCCTGCCCAACTACACCACCCCCGTGCCGGTGTTGGGATGGCGCAACGTCAGAGTGACTGGCTGGTGATTCCCCTGTGCCAGTACCACCACACCGGATCTAAGGGATGGCACGGGACGAGAGACGACTTCAAACGGCACTCGACCGACGAGCTAGACATCCTCGCGGAGACGATGGAACTGCTAATCCCGACAAAAAGGTAGGGGAATTAAAGAAGTTGTTGCATTCGATTTAAGTTCGTGTTGTAATTCGTTTACGGCACTTGCGCCGGTTACTTGAGGAGATCGAAATGGACACCAACAACATCCCCCTGACCCAAGTTGATGAGCTTGGCATCCTTCTGGCCCAGATCGCTGATCTGACCAAAAAAGCCGACGCCATCCAAGACGCGATCAAGGACGCTGCCACGGTCGATGGCGGTGCCAAGGTTGTCGAGGGCAACCTGTTCCGCGCTACGGTGGTCGAGGCAAACCGCAAGGTTACCGACTGGAAAGCGATCGCCAAGGTCTGCAACATCCCCGAGGACATCATCATCGAGCACACCTCGGTGACCGCCGTGTTCTCTGTCAAAACCACCAGCCGTTAAGGAGCAGCCATGCTAAGTCCCAACATCGAGCTTGACGGGGAGTACATCGAGGGCTTTAGCGCGGGCTTTCGCTTTGCCCTGATCGAGGTTGGCTTTCACCTACGCAAGGAGCGCTTCCCTCCCGAGGTAATCCAGAGGATTAATGAAGTCCTTGCGTACCTGAAGGATGCGGACAAATGAAAAAGACGTTCGGGACCATCGGTCTAAGCGAGTTGCCGCCCTCCATCCGAACCCTCTGGCATACCCGCAACGACGAGTTGCCAACTGAGGAGTTTGATTGCCTGCCCGATTGGATGGCTCAGAAGCCACCAGAAGGGCTTGAGAGCCTCGATATGGAGCGGGTGGTGGTCTATGTACTGTCCACCATCACGGTGCGCGAGGAGACCACTTTAAGGCTTCGTATCGGGCACAGCATGACGTTAGATGAATGCGGCAAGGTTCTGAACATAAGTAGAGCGCGAATAAGCCAGATCGAAGCCAAGGCTCTACGCAAGCTACGCCACCCTTCCCGCACAGACATCTTAGCGTTGGCCTTTGACCTTCCTTCTGGCTACGTCAAATTGCGCAAGAGATGGGATTGGCCGAGGGACATTGAAAAGTACGCCGAGTGGAAGAGAAAAAAAGTCGCCCGCAAGAGCCTGTCCGAAGGCGCGTTGAGATAAATTTCTAGTGGGGTGTTGACGACTCTTAAATTTTTTGTTGTAATTCGTTTACCGCATGTCGCGGATTACTCGAAAGGAAAGACAATGTTCAAGGTCGAAAAATACAACGTCCGGATCGTCAACACGGGTGACAAGTACGGTCGTAAGGATTGCCTGACCAACGATCGGGAGCCGATGGTCGAGTTCTACGATTCCCGGTTCGATCATTCCGACTTCATGGGTCGCGGGCAGTTTGTGAGCCGGTACTTTGTCAGCACCATCTTGGGTGGCAGCTACCCCGATGGCCTCGTTCTTGATGGCGGGATCCCCGAGTGGTCAGTGAGCGCGGAGGGAATGCAGACTGTCCTTGAGCACCTGAGAGGGTGAGATGAAGACCGACTACATCGCCGAGTTCGTGACGAGTGTAGCTGGCATCCCGTGCAAGATTGGGGTGCTGGCTTTCGAGCACCAGCAGGGCAGCTTCTCGCGCCATGCAGCCAGCGATATCGACTACTACGGTGAGACCGAGTCTGACTGGCACGTTTTAGACCGCACAGGCAAACGCGCCCCGTGGCTAGAGCGCAAGCTTACCCCGTCCGACGTTGAGCGCATCGAACAAACCATTTACGAGAAAATGATCGAGGAGAACCAAAATGACTGATACCGGCGACACCATCCGCATCGACGACTACACCCGCGTCTACGTTGACCAGTGGGAAGAAGACAGCAAGGATCATGTCTACATCTCCCTGCAGCTACACGGTGCCAGCGCCCGCTGTACCATGAACAAGAACAAGGCCCAAGAACTGATTGACGCCCTGCAAAGGGTGGTCAATAGCCTGTCATGAGTCCGCTGATCTCAGAGATGGTTGCCATCAACCCTGCTGGGGCGGTGGACTGGCACTGGTTCGATATGTCTGCCGCCTACAAGAGCGAACAACGGATCAGCGCCGACATCCTCTCGAAAAAGCTACCCTTTGAGAAAGTTGCGCTGGTTTGCGCGTATGAAGACAAGAAGGCGCTAATTTTTCTCTTCCCGATTGTAAACATGACAGGAGTCATGGGGTTTCAGTTTGAAAAAAACAGAGTTATGGAACTCAAGGCGTTCTCGTTTTTTACTGACGACGAGGGCGTCAAGGTCAAGCACAAAGACGGGACGCCTTTTGACTACCGAACCGACCAAGCAGCAAACGTCCTTGCATTCATCGCGGCGTTCCTTGATTCATTGGAAATCGACACGGTAACCGCCCATCAGCCAATCAAACCAAAAAACTGGGAAAAAAAGATCCGGCAAAACAAGGTTCCAACCTACGACTGGACTACGATCGTCATCGAGCCATCAAAATCAAGGTCGGAGCATCAAGGCGGAACTCACGCCAGCCCAAGATGGCACGAACGTCGGGGCCACTGGAGAACCATGAAAAAAACCGGCAAAAAAGTCTGGATAAAAAACTGCGAAGTCGGCAACAAGGCCTTAGGCGCAGTGTTTCATGATTACGTTATCGAAAAGGCTGTCACCCAGTGAATACCCGAGAAGAGACAACACAGGCAGAAGTCAGGGCCACAGGAAAACGCTGGTGCAGCGGGTGCCAACGCCCCGCCCCAGCAGAAGGCGGCAGGAAAAAGAACGCCTTCCGATGGCTCTGCAAGACCTGTTGGGACGCCAGCAAGATGAGAAATCTTGGAAATCGTGCAACTCAAGGTTAAAATCGGTGGCATCAATATGTCTCTGGAAGAATGAGATGCCCCGCAAAAGCCCTAAAACAGCCTCCAAGGCGTTGGAAGCCCCTGACCAAGGGGTAGACACCAGCACCGAAGAAAAGCTGCCAGAAGCCCCGAAAAAGAGGATTGGCAGGCCTCCCAAGTACACGCCCGAACTTGCCCACGAGATCTGTGTGCGCCTAAGTGATGGCGAACCCTTGCGCAAAATCTGCCGTGACGACCACATGCCGACATGGGCGGCGGTGTATCAGTGGATGGATCGTGACGAAGATCTTTCTTTAGCCATCGCACGAGCACGGGAAGCTGGGCAAGACGCAATGGCCGAGCGGGCTTACGTCGAGATGTATGACGAGCCTGAGCGGATCCTGACTGAGGGTGGGGGCAAGATTGACCCGGGGTATGTGCAGTTGGTCAAGGCCCGGGCTGAGATCACCCTGAAGATGCTTGCCAAGTGGAACCCCAAGCGTTACGGGGACAGGGTGCAACTGGCCGGGGACGCGGAGAACCCGCTCAAGGTCGAGGCTGACCTGACCATCTTTGACGCCCTGATCACGAACATCGAGACCAAGCGCCAGACCAAGTCGCATGGTTGACCCGCTGATTGCAGCGCTCAAGGACGAGGAAGTCCGCCGTAAGTACGCCCTGCTGCCTCCAGAGAGGCGGGCTGCGTTCGATTGGCGGGCTAAGTGGCTGTCCAACGCCCATGACCACCAGATCCTTCCCCCGGGCGACTGGTGGACGATCTGGCTGCTTTTGGCAGGCCGGGGAGCGGGCAAGACCCGTACCGCTGCCGAGCAGATCGGCTGGTGGGCTTGGGAGCAGCCGGGGACTCGCTGGCTCGTAGCCGCCCCTACCTCGATGGATGTGCGCTCTACCTGCTTTGAGGGTGAGTCAGGGCTGCTGGCTGTCATCCCCGAGATCCTGATTGCCGACTACAACCGGGCGTATCACGAGATCAAGCTAACCAACGGGTCGCTGATCAAGGGTGTACCTGCCTCGGAGCCTGAGCGCTTCCGGGGTGGTCAGTATCACGGGGCTTGGCTGGACGAGTTGGCCGCGTGGGAGTACCTGCAAGAGGCGTGGGACATGATCATGTTCTCGGTTCGCCTAGGGACCAGAACCCGCATCCTTGCCACCACAACGCCTAAGCCCAAGGACTTGATCATCGAGTTGATCGGCAGGGAGGGCGACGACGTTCACCTCACGACCGCGTCAACCTACGCCAACCTCGATCACCTAGCGCCAAGCTTCAAGAAGCAGATCCTGCAGTACGAGGGCACCAAGCTGGGCCGTCAGGAGATCTACGCCGAGATCATCGACCCAGAAGAGGGTGGCATCGTCCAGAGGGAATGGTTCAAGCTCTGGCCTGCAGAAAAGCCCCTGCCGAAGCTAGAGTTCGTGATCCAGTCCTATGACTGCGCCTTTACCGAGAAGGCCCACAACGACCCGACGGCTGCAATCACCTTCGGGGTCTTCAAGCCGATGGATGGCGGGATGTCTGTCCTGATCATGGACTGCTGGCAAGACCGGCTGCAGTACCCCGACCTCAAGCCCAAGGTCATCGACGAGTACGAGACCGTCTTTGGGGAGGGCAAGGACAAGAAGCGGGTGGATCTGGTGCTAGTCGAGGACAAGGCCGCAGGGATATCCCTGATCCAAGACCTTCAGAGGGCGCATGTCCCGGCAAGGGCGTACAACCCGGGCAGGGCTGACAAGATCCAGCGCCTGTCGATCGTTGCCAACATCATCAGGGCCGGAAGAGTCTGGGTGCCAGAGTCAACGAACCGTAAGGGCTATGTAAGGGACTGGGCCGAGGGCATGGTCTCGCAAGTGTGTTCTTTTCCCAACACTGACCATGACGACTTCTGTGTGGATGCAGATTCCTTGGTGGCGATGGCTGACGGGTCGTTCAAACGGATCGCTGACGTTGTTGTTGGGGAGATGGTCAAAACACCAGCCGGTTCAAGAAGGGTGGTGAAGGTTCACGAAAACGGGATCAAGGAGGTTTGGAAGGTTCTGGCTAATGGGCGCGAATTGCTTGCTACAGCGAATCATGAAGTGTTCACAGACAAAGGCTGGGTAAGGATTGATTGCTTGAGTCAGGCAGTCCATAATGTATGCGTCAACGAAAGGGGTGGCGCATGGCATTTCAAAGGAAGCTTGGGATTGCGGTGGAGTCGGTTGTCTTCAATGGCCGCAGGTATAACCGGTACCCTGAAAGCAGCAATCCAGCGCATCGGCGGTACTTCGCCCGGGCTGGGCACAGGCTCCATCGAGATGTGTGGGAGTTTTACAACGGCCCGATCCCACGAGGGATGCACATCCATCACATCGACGGGGACACGACAAACAACGAGATTGCCAATCTGGAATGCGTACCAGAAACGGACCACAGGAGGCATCACGGCGCTTCAGAGCGAACAGATAAGCAACGCCAGCACCTTGAGTCCATCAGGCCTAAAGCAGCGCAGTGGCACCGATCTGAAGAAGGAAGGATTTGGCACAGAGAGCATGCCAAAGCGTCTCTGGCAAAGACTTGGGGAAAGCCTCGGGCGTTTCCTAGCCTCGCCTTCCAGTGCTTTTGGTGTGGCTCTAAAGCGCAAGCAAAGTCCAAGCTCAAGCGATTTTGCGGGACGGCCTGCCAATCTGCAGAGTCCAAGTTTCGTCTCGGTAAAAGCCGTACACAACACCCACACCATGCGGCCAGTGTTCGACCTGACGGTGGAGGGTGAGCACTGCTACTACGCCAACGGAATCCTTGTGCATAACTGTGACGCCCTGTCGCAGGCATTGCGGTACTTACGGGATGCAGGCTTCCTGAACATCGACCCGCCCCCGCCAGACTATCTGGACGAGGAGGACTACATCGATGCGGGAATGTCTCGCAGGACAGAGAACCCCTACGCGGTGTAAGTCACCCTAATTTAGGGTGAAAAGTAACGTGATGTACATCGCGTCATTTTGACGTTATCTAGTTATCGTCACTTTCATACCCCCGACCCACCAGTCGCCCCGACCGAGAGGTCGCCCCGACCCGCGGGTCGTCACCCCAATATCCTCCCTGTTTAGGGTGAAAAGTGACGCTATCTAGTTAACGTCACTTTTTCGGAAAGGTGAGGGGGTTTTTCTGAACGATACTTGCAGTGAGTCTGCAGTTTGATATAATTCATCTGTCTGGAGTGGCATCCGGGCGATGAACAAATAGGCAAACCCCGCAGGGTACTGTGTGGTCTTGTCGTACAGCAAGCGAGTCTTTTGACCTATTTGTTCAATCGCCTTGTTGTTGCTCCCGCCAAGAGCCAAGACCACAGAGCATCTTGCGGGGTTTTTGCTTTTGGCGCGGACAAGACGGGAGTCAGGTTGATCTTGACTTGTAGGCATGGTCTCCATGTCGAAACCAGTAATGGCACCGTAGTCAGGGCGCTTTAGCTAACGGGGCAGAAATCTCCCGCACCCAGATACAGACAACCGTTTCAGCAAGACCCAACTGAAACGGGCCAGCCTAGGTTGAGGGACTGGCGCAGGCATGCTTGATAGGTGACGGCCCCGTTGCAAGCATCCCGATGAATCAACCCGTCCAGCGCACTTGGCCCGGTCAGGATCAGAAGAATCCCCCGGGCGGAGAGTGAACCTCCAGCAGGGTCACCCGGGGAAGCTATGCACACAGAGAACAAAGCGGCATAATCAAACAAATTCCGCCCTGAGGTTTGCAATGGCACTACCCTCTGACATCCCGACCCCTGAGAACCTTGAGCGCAGCCGACAACAAGTCGAAGAAGAGCAGCGCAGAAAAGCTGAAAGGGATGCCAAGCTTTCCCCGCTTGATAAGGCCTTCGGTGCTTACGAGGCTGCAAGAACAATTGGATCGGCGCTGTATCAAAATGCCGCATCATTTCCAACTTTCCTGTCTCAGGGTCAGGAAGCTGCAGACAAGCAGGTTGCCGAGAGGATGTTCATTCCCAAGACAGAACAGGGGATGGACTACCTGCAAAACACCGGGCAGTTCCTAGAAAAGCTTGAGACCGAGTACAAGATCCCGCCGGTTCTTCCGCAGGTGGCTGCGCTGGAAGGGATCGCAGGACCGGCAATAAAGCAGGCGGCTCGTGCTGCTGGCGAGGCAATGCCACCGATGAGCGGATCTGGTGTAAGAGGGCTGGCTTATCAGGAAGGGGCAATCAAGCCTTTTGGGGGCCAATGGTTCAAAGATACTATCTTTGATAAACCCTCAGATAAGCAACCGCACCTGCAGGCTCTTGAGAGGGATTTGCAAGATCCAAACATCTCTGCAGCGAACAAAGAGATCCTGCAGCGTCAGTACACCCATTTGAAGAACACTGACGCCCTGAAGCGCTGGGAAAAGGGCAACCTTGCCAATTACATCAAGAACAAGATGGGGACGCCGGAAGACCCGATACGGGAGCTTGCGGAAAGAGGGATAACGCATATCCCGCAAGATCCTGATTGGAACGAATACGTTGCTATCCCGCAGTCAGTTGCAAAGAAACGTCAGGAAGCTGGGTTCCCCGCTGAAGGGGTTGGTAAGTCTCCACTGGCAAGACTTTGGGAGTCAATGGCTGACGAGGCTATCTTCCCGGAGAAGGCATCAACCTACCAAGCAGCCTCGCAGGCTAGGGGTCGGCTTTCTGAGATGCAACCTGATTTGGCTGCTGGTGTAGAAAGGGTTAACCGATCATTTGAAGAAAGCCTGAGAAACTCTGGTCTTCCAGCATCGGAAGTTAAAAACCGAAGCCTTTATACCCATGTTGCGGACAAGGCAAGGTTAGTTAAAGATAAGGATTTTGAATCTTTGTGGGGTGAGCAAGACAGGCTCAATAAAATATTAAGTGGAACTACTGGTTATATTGCAAAGCAAAACCCTTGGATTTCAAAGTTAGATCCCGATGAGCCGGTATATCGTGCAAAGATCCGCAATCTAGGGTTTGACCATGTTTTGGACGTTTTGCGCGAGGATATGAATGCTGGTCGCATTCGTCCCGATCAACTCAACAAAATGAGCATTGAAGATGCCATCAAGCGTACCCATGAGTACGACCAAGCGATGGCAAAGAAGATGCGCGAGACAACCGCCGCTGTCCGCGAGGGTTTGCCGGTCTACAAGCAGTACCCGGAGGGATACCGCTGGATCGAGCTAAACAAGCCCGGATCGTTCGCGCACGAGTCCGACATGATGGGGCACTCTGTGCGTGGCTACGAGCCTCCTAAGGGCCACGAAGACTGGGTGGAGACATCCAAAGACTACGGCAGTGAGGGTTACGGTCACGGTGGTTGGGATGCCATTAAGAGCGGCAGGGCCAAGGTCTACTCGCTGGTAGACGAGAAGGGTGAGCCGCATGTGACGGTGGAGGTTGCGAAAGACTCTCCCAAGAAAAGTGATTTGGAGCGTCAGCCGCAAGAGGTGCAAAATGAATTCAACCGGCTGCTTGATAATTGGTTAAGCAATTTGGATTACCGTCCAAATCAAGAAGATTATTTAGAAAAAACAGACCAACTATTTAGACATCTTGGAATAGATACAAAGCCGTATATTTCACAGATCAAAGGCAAATCAAACCAAGCGCCAAAAGAAACCTACCTGCCGTTCGTGCAGGACTTCGTGCGGGGCGGGAAGTGGTCTCAGATCAATGACACTCGCAATGCTGGCCTGCGTCGATATGGCGATGTGTTTAACGTCAACGAGCAGCGCAAGATCGAGTCTTTGGGCGGGAATGTGCCTGACCATGAGTGGCTGACCGGCGAGGAGATTCAGCAACTGCACAACCTGATCACGCCGGAAGGCGGTCGCCTGAAGTACGACTCCAAGGGCAACATCATCGGCGGAGATGGCAAGAGCGGCTACAAGCAAGGCGGCAAGGTTCACATCTCCAGCAACCCTGACACGATGCGTATCGAATTGGCTGAAGGCAAGAAGATGCAGTTTGGTGGCATCGCAAAAGCCGCAGCCAAGAGCGCAGCTAAAGCCGCGAAAGAAGCGCCATCCGTTGTCATTCCGAGCAAGGTTAGCCAACTGCAGGAAGCCATCCGCCAAAGCAAGGGTGAGTACGGCGCAAAGCGAGTTCAACGCGCTGCAGATGAAATCAAGAACCTTGAGCAGATGTATCAAGAGGAGGCATTGCGCCAAGCATTTTCTGGGGATAACGCCAAGGCTTTGGTGACAATGAACCCGGCGGACTTTGAGAAATACGCCGTTGAGTTGCAAAAGCGCACCGAAATTGGCCCGGAAATGGCCAAGTTAGCCCAGAGCGGTGAGATTGATAAAAGCATCATGACAACGGATGAATACATCCGGCACTTGCTTAACCTGCAAGGCGGGTTTGCCGATATCCCGTTCCTGTCTTTGTTTAAGGACGAGGTTGGCGTACCAGTCAAACCGCAAGTGAGAGGCCATGAGGGGCGGCACAGAAGCCGAGCTTTGGCACAAAGAGGGGAGCCGTCCAGTCTTGTAACTGTTTTCCCGCGTGGAGATTTGCGTGAAGCACTGCCGCGCAGGTCGCAAGAGGAGTACATCGAGGCGCTCAAAGAAGAGATGGAAAGGTCTGGTCGTCTTGTGATGCCTGAGGTTGAGGGCTCGTTGCGCCGCCCAGCGATTGAATTCCCCGATGTGTACGCTGAAGGCGGAAGCGTCAAGATGCAGTTTGGTGGCATCGCAAAAATCTCAGCTAAGAGCGCAGCTAAAGCCGCCAAGGCGATCGAGCCTTCGCCTGCTAGTGAATCAGCCCAGAACCTGAAGAAGTTTCTTGAGGGCAGCAAGGTTGTGGATGATGAGGGCAATCCGTTAAGGGTTTATCACGGGACGGAGGGGGAAGATTTTGGTTCATTCAGGCCCGCGTCGTTCTTTACGACGCACCCTCAAGAAGCCTCTGCTTACGCCAATGATATTGAATTTAGCAGACGGAATAGGGGCTTGAATAGGTATAGTCTTGTCTCTTCGCCAGATGAATTGTCTGGTACGAAAGTTCCGTATTCAAATGATATTGATGCCTTCCCAATTGGAACCGTCGTGGCGACCGACAACGGAGTATTTAAGCGTCGCAAAGGTGGATGGGACGTTTTTGACGATCTTGACGTTGATTACGATAGTTTCAACCTAAAAGACGATAATATCCGCGTCGTGAAGGGCGCGGGTGAAAGTGCCCGCAAATGGGTTGACAGGCATCGTGAAGACGTAGTCAAAAGTTTTCCCGGCGGAGAAGGTGGTCGGGTTATTCCGGTCTATCTGTCGATGAGAAATCCTGTGCATTTGGGGCCGCTTCAGGCAAACAAGCTCGGCCTGCGGCTTGGCGCGACTGAAGAAGATATACGCAAGGCTATCGATAAATATTCAAGGATGGGATATGACGGAATAATCACGGAGAGCGATGAAGCGACGATGTTTGATGAGGTGCGCGAGTTCTTTGGTGGAATTCCTGATCAATACATTATTTTTCGCCCAGAGCAGGTCAAATCCGCCATCGGCAACCGTGGAACATACGACATCAACGATCCTGACATCACCAAGGCTGGTGGTGGGCCGGTGAAGATGGCTGGGGGTGGAAGCTTTGCCAAATCTTTGGCGAAGCTGGCCCGTGCTCAGGCAAAGAGCAGGCAAGAGATTGATGCGATCGCTGAACGCATAGCTCCTCAAGTGACCGGCGAGTATGTGCGGGAGTCTGACAAGAGCGCAAGGACTGTTGCTGGCAAGACTCAGAAGCAGTTTGAGCGCGAGAAGGATCTGCCGGTTGATATCAGGCCAGACGTTGAGCAAAAGGTTCCGGCTCCTGTAGACATCGAGAGCCTCAAGGGAAGCGTGATGATCGGCATTCCCGGGGATCCGACGGTAACCGCTCAGACCTTGCATGGCGTTGGGGATGTGAAGCTGAAGTCGCCCTCTCCGCAGCATGGAGGCCCGCTGTACGGTCTATACGGCGATCCTGAGCACTTCTGGGCATCTGGGCTGGGTGCAGCCTCGCGGGTGCAAAACCTCGCAGAAGAGGCCGGTAGGCAGTATGACGCCCCGGTTGTTGGCAAGTACGTCATGATGGGTCCGGAATCCATCAATTACGCCCAGCACTTTGCTGATGCCAACCTGCAGGCGATTGATACGCGCAAAATGACTCGTGAGCAGATTGAAGGGTTTAACGAGTTAATTCGTAAGGGAAACCCCAAATCTGGCCCAAGGCCCTCTTTCCCCGGCATTCAGGATAAGGGAGGCGCATACTTGCACTTTTCTGTAGATCCTGAACTTCGCAAGCACTTCAATAGCCTGATGCAGCAGCCTACTGTTGTTGACCAATTTGGGCTTCCAAGCGGGCAAGATATCCGCATGGCAATTACTGAGCCTGCGCTTAGGAATTTGGAGACTGGGGTTACCGGGTTTTCAATGGGCCGAATGAAGCCGGAAGTTAAAAAACAAGACTTGAGCCTATCTCCGCACCCAACGTATAGCCACGATATTCCGGGCGAGTTTATTGGGCAGTCAAAGTATCCTGTGCCGTATGAGTTAAGCTTCCCTGATACCTTGAAGGCCATCCGCGAGAATCCGAAGCAAGCTCCGCAGGAATTTGGATCTCTGAAAATGGTCGGCCCGCGCCAAACCATTGATCAGCAGTTGATCGATGAAATAAAGATGTACGAAGAAAAGATGAAACGTCTGACTGGCAAGAAAAAGGGCGGGGCGGTGAAAAAGCGCAAGGTAAAGATCTCCAATAGCCGGGATGCACACTTCTTGGCTTCTTTGGACTGATAAAGGTTAGAACATGGCTACACAATTCCCTGTTGACCCAGAATTCGGGCGTTTCGTTCAAGGAATTCCTGACGAGGTGCCGGAAGAAGGGATTGAGGTCGAGCTTCCTCCCGAGGATGCTGAGATCGAGGAGCTTCCTGACGGTTCGGCGGTTATCACGATGGAAACCGAAGGCCCGATGGATGACGAGGACTTCTACGAGAACCTAGCCGAGACGATCGACCCGCTGTTCCTCAGTACGCTGGCGATGCGGTACACCAAGCTGGTGGACACCGATAAGAAGGCACGGGAAGAACGCGACAAGCAGTACGAGGAAGGCTTAAAGCGTACTGGTATGGGCAAGGACGCACCGGGCGGCGCAACCTTCATGGGCGCATCCAAGGTGGTTCATCCGGTGATGGCTGAGTCCTGCGTGGACTTTGCCTCCCGGGCGATCAAGGAGCTATTCCCTCCTGACGGCCCGGTGCGTACCAAGATCCTCGGTGAGATTGACGAGGAAAAGACCGCAAGGGCCGAGCGCAAGCGCGACTACATGAACTGGCAGTTGACGGAACAGATCGAAGAGTTCCGCGACGAGCAGGAGCAGTTGCTGACCCAGCTTCCTCTTGGTGGTTCCCAGTACATGAAGCTTTGGTATGACGAGGACAAGAAGCGTCCCTGCGCCGAGTTCATGCCGATTGACCGGGTGATCGTTCCGTTTGCTGCGACCAACTTCTACACCGCACAACGAGCGACCGAGATCCACGACATCACCGAGTGGGAGTTCAAGCGCCGGATTCGCTCTGGGCTTTACCGGGATATCAGCCTGATCCGCTCCTCGATGGAGCCGGAAGAGTCGAAGTCCCAGAAGGCCAACGACAAGATCGAGGGCCGCAAGTTTGAGGACAACGAGGACGGCCTTCGCAACGTCTATCACATCTATACATGGCTGGAGCTTGACGAAGATAGCCATGCCAACGGTGAGAGCGCCCCGTACATCCTGATGATCGACGAGCTTGAGAACGAGGTTGTCGGGCTGTACAGGAACTGGGAAGAGGGCGACGAGACCATGACCAAGCTGGATTGGGTCGTGGAGTTCAAGTTCATCCCGTGGCGGGGAGCCTACGCGATCGGCATGCCGCACCTGATTGGTGGCCTGTCTGCAGCGCTTACAGGAGCCTTACGGGCACTGCTGGATTCGGCGCATATCAACAACGCGGCAACGATGCTCAAGCTCAAGGGAGCCAAGATCTCCGGGCAGAGCCAGCAGGTAGATGTGACGCAGGTCTGCGAGATCGAGGGCGCTCCGGGCGTGGACGACATCCGCAAGATTGCGATGCCCATGCCGTTCAACCCTCCCTCACAGGTGCTCTTACAGCTTCTAGGATGGCTTGATAAGGCGGCTAAGGGGGTAGTGACCACCGCCGAGGAAAAGATCGCTGATGTGACTTCTAACGCGCCTGTGGGCACAACTCAGGCGTTGATCGAGCAAGGCGCGGCGGTTTTCTCGGCAATCCATGCGCGGTTGCATGATTCCCAGTCCCGGGTGCTCAAGATCCTTGGCAGGCTCAACCGCTGGTATCTGGACGACCAGCGCAAGGGTGAGATCGTCGAGGATCTGGAGATCGAGCGCGAGGACTTCAAGCGCAACACCGATGTGGTGCCTGTCAGTGATCCGCACATCTTCTCCGAGACCCAGCGGATGGCGCAGATTCAGGCGGTCTTGGCCCGTGCAGACAAGTATCCGGACCTGTATGACCGTCGGGCGGTGGAGGAGCGCTTCCTCAAGCAGATCAAGGTGCCGGGGATCAACGAGATCCTCAAGAACACGCCTGCCCCGGAGGAGCGCAACTCTGCCGACGAGAACGTGGCGATGGCGATCGGCCAGAACGGCTACGCCTACATCCATCAGGATCATCTGGCGCACATCCAGAGCCATCTGGACTTTGGCCTGAACCCGGCGTTTGGTGGCAACCCGATCATGGCGTCGATCTATTTACCCCGGGCGCTGGAGCACATCAAGCAGCACATGGTCTTGTGGTACCTGAACCGGACCAACGGGTATGTGACCAAGGCGCGGGGCAACAAGCCGATCACCGAGAAGGAATACGAGGACAAGCGCCTGACAGCCGAGATCGACAAGGTGTTTGCCTTGGCATCCCAGCATGTCGCGCAGGACGCCCAGAAGGCCTTCCAGCAGGTTGTTCCGAAGCTGCAGCAGATGTTGCAGGCAATGCAGCAACTGACGCCCAAGCCGCAATTGCCGCCTGAGGCTCAGGTGGTGATGGAAACCAGCATGGCCGAGACCAACCGTCGGGCGCAGCGCGATCAGGCCGAGTTGCAACTGGAGGGCCAGAAGGTATCAATGCTGGCCGAGGAAAAGGCTCGTCGTGAGCAGATTGATGTGGCGCTTAACGCCGCAAACAACCTCACGAAGGAGCGTATCGAGACTGCACGTTTGACGCAAAAAGACGCCGAACTGCAAGCCGAGCAGTTTGAAACTGCAATCACGCTTCAAAACGAAGCACAACGCCGTCTCTTAGGAGGTTAATTATGGCGCAGCACGACAGCACGATGATCCCGATGCACAAGCGTATCGCTATGGGCGAGAAGCTTGATGGCACCTCCCTGCAACCCAAGGGCCAGCAGCAAGCCCCCAAATCCGATAAAGGAGCGTTGAGCCAAGCCAAGAAAAAATGAGATACGTCTCCGACCTCGTCGCCGCAATTAAGGCGCGTCAAGCTGAAATAAAGCTGTCTCTAGCAGCGGGAAACCCTGCGACATGGGAGGCGTACCAGCGCGTCGTTGGTCAACATCAGGGGCTTGAAGAAGCTCTTGAAATCCTAAACAACCTGTTGAAGGAAGAAGATGAAGATGAATGAACCGGAAGCGTTTAGCGACGCTGACATTGCTTGGGCATTCCCGAGTGTAGACCCCGGTGCGAAACCTCTTGGCGGCAGAATTCTTGTGCAATTGCGCCGCACAAAAAAGAAGGCAACCAGTGCCGGGATTATCTTGGTTGAAGAGACTAAGGAAACCGAAAAGTGGAACAACATGGTGGCGAAAGTCATCGAGATTGGTCCGATTGCCTTCCGCAACCGAGATACGAACGAGTCATGGCCTGAGGGTTCTTGGTGTTCGGTCGGTGATTTCATCCGCGTCCCAAAGTGGGGCGGCGATCGCTGGGAAGTTGCTGTCCCGGGCGAGGAAGATGGCATCGAAGACCCTGCGCTATTCATGATCCTGAATGACCACGAGGTGATCGCCAAGGTCACTGGAAACCCGCTAGTCATGCGGGCGTTCATCTAAGGGGGCGTTATGAGCACTGAAAAACAAGCTGAAGAACGAATTGAGGTCAAGGAAGAGCTAGACGGGTCTGCCGTCGTAGAGCTTCCTGACAATATTCCCAACCCTCAGTCAGCCGATAGCGAGGAAGACTCGCAGGAAGAGGAGATTGAGGCGGCAGAAGGTGGTGCCGTCTCCGACGACTCTGACAACGACAGTCCGGACGATTCTGATGCGCTGCGGGAGGCCAAACGTGCCCGCCGCAAGGCCAAGCGAGAGCTTGTCAAGCGCACAAACATCGAAAAAGACCACAAGCTGGCTCTTTTAGAGCGCCAGAATCAGGAGCTTTTGGAGCGCCTGTCCGCTGTTGAGCGCAAGACGCACTCTGCGGATATTGCCCGGATCGACAAGGCGATCGAGGATACCGCCCTGCGTTTGCAGTATGCCAAGGCCAAGATTGCCGAGGCGACCAATATGCAGGACGGGGAGGCCTTAGCCAAGGCTCAGGAGATGTGGTACGAGGCCCGCCAGCAGGTTGATACCCTAAATAACCTGAAGAAAACGGCGGTTCAGCCTCAACGGCAGCAAAACATCCCGGATCCGAGGTTACAGCGGCATGCTGCTGACTGGATGGAGCGAAATAGCTGGTACAAGCCCGATAACAAGGACATGGACAGCAAAATCGCCAAACAGATCGATGAGCAGCTAACTGCCGAGGGTTGGGATCCCACGAAACAAGATTATTGGCAAGAACTTGATAATCGCTTGCATCAATATCTCCCTCACCGATACAATCGGAATAACGACGAATATCCGTCGGCTCGTAGTAAACCAAGGAGTGTCGTGACTGGATCAGGACGCGAATCTTCGACCCGTGCTGGTGGCTCGAATACCTTCACCCTTAACGCAGAACAGGTTAGGGCGATGAAGGATGCGGGTTACTGGGACGACCCGGAAAAGCGGAATCGGATGATCAAGCGTTATGCACAGGAAGCACGAAAATCCCAAGGATATAGGAGCTAATGATGGAATCTCGTCTTAAAAAATCTCTGAAAGCTGGTGGACGCCAAGATCGCTCAAGCGAGGACGCCACCCGCCAGCCCCCTCAGGAAAAGTTCATTTCAGCGCAGGAACGTCGAAAGATGTGGAGCGATGAGTGGACGCAGTCGGCTTTGCCTAAAATCCCCGAACTTCCGGGGTGGCATTTGTGCTGGCTTTCAACCACCAACAGTTACGACAGCATTGATAAGCGTATTCGGCTTGGGTACGTTCCGGTTATGGCCGATGAGTTACCCGGGTTCCAGAATTACAAAGTCAAGGCTGGTGAGCATGTTGGACAAATCTCGTGTAACGAGATGCTGCTTTTCAAACTGCCGATGGAAGAGTATCAAGCTTTGATGACTCACCTCCATTATGAGATGCCCAACGAAGAGGCGGAAAAAATCCGTGTCCAAGTTGAGAATCTTCAGGGGCAGCGAGATAGCAACGGGAAATCCCTTGTGCGGTTGGAAGGAGACGGCCTAGGCAAACTCGATCAACAGCCAACCAGTACCGCCCCTATTTTCGAGGGGTAACAAATGGACAAGGAGTAAGACTATGTCTGCAACCTCTGCTCCGTTCGGTCTGCGCCCTGCGTTCCACCCCTCCGGATTGGATCGCGCACAAGCGCTTGCTGACGGAATCACTTCGGGCTACGGCTCGAACATCCTCAAAGGCCAACCGGTCAAGTACGCTACCAGCGGCGTCATTCAACCCGCTGCTGCTGGCGAAGCATTCGTTGGTGCCTTCTCGGGCGTCGAATGGACCGATACCACTGGTCGTCGTCGTGTCTCGAACTACTGGCCTGCCTCGACGGCATACCAGACTGGTTCGTGCGTTGCCTACTTCTACAACGATCCCAACATCGTTTATGAAGTGCAGGCTGCTGGTTCGCTGGCCCAAGCTGCGGTCGGTGACATGGCTGACCTGAGCAACACGACTGCCGGTTCCACGACCACAGGTCTGTCGCAATGCACCCTGTCCACCACTTTGGCGGGCGCGGGTAACAGCGCACAGATGCTGATTCGTGATCTGGCCCCGTACCCCGGCAATGCTTGGGGCGATGCGTACACGATTGTGCGGGTAACTATTAACGAGTCGCAGGTTAATGCGGCTGTTAATGCTATCTAAGGAGGGCTAAGACATGGCAGCCCCGATGCGTAGTACCGACTTTCGGTCGATTGTTGAGCCGATCCTCAACGAGTGTTTCGACGGAGTCTATGACCAACGTGCCGACGAGTGGAGCCGCGTGTTCCGCGAACAAGAAGGCATCCCGCGTAACTATCACGAAGAGCCGGTCCTGTACGGTTTTGGTGCCGCTCCGCAACTGCCTGATGGCACTCCGGTGACCTATCAGCAGGGCGGTGTGCTCTTCCTCAAGCGCTACGTTTACAACGTCTATGGTCTGGCATTCTCGCTGACCAAAGTGCTTGTCGAAGACGGCGACCACATCCGTATCGGTCAGGTTTATGCCAAGCACCTTGCTCAGTCCCTGATTGAGACCAAGGAGACCCTGTGCGCCAACGTGCTGAACAACGCCTTTACCGGTGGTGCTTCGGCTGGTGGTGACGGTGTCGCCCTGAACAGTGCTTCGCACCCGATCGTGAGTGGCACGTTCTCCAACCTGCTGTCTACCGCCGCTAACCTGTCGCAGACCTCTCTGGAGCAGATGCTGATCCAGATTCGTCAGGCAGTGGATAACAACGGCAAGAAGATTCGTCTGGTTCCGCGCCAACTGGTCGTGGCCCCGGGCAACCTCTTCCAAGCCGAGGTTCTCCTGAAGTCGGTCCTTCGGGCAGGCAACGCAAACAACGACATCAACCCGATCAAGTCCATCGGACTGCTCGACGAGGGTGCCGCTGTTCTGTCGCGTCTGACCAGCGCCACCGCATGGTGGGTGCAGACCGATGCGCCGGAAGGCATGAAGCTGCTGATGCGCCGTCGTCTGGAGAAGACGATGGAAGGTGACTTTGAGACCGACACCATGCGGTACAAGGCCACCGAGCGTTATGACGTTGGCTTCACGGATCCCCGTGCCATGTACGGCACTCCGGGCGTCTAAATCAAGCCGGGGGAGCAATCCCCCGCTTTTAAGGAGAACCGGACATGGGAAACCAAGTGACCAACATTGGTGGGGTTCTCTCGGCTGTTACCGCGACTATTGCTTATACCGATAGTTCTGCAGTGACAGTGGGGACGATCCCGGCCAATGCGCAAATCATCGATATCAATATCGATGTAACCACTGCATTTGATGCAGGCACTACCAACACGATCGCTGTTGGCAAATCTGGCTCTGCTGCTGCTTATGTTGCAGCAACGGGGGTTGGTTCTGCTGGCCGTGCGAGTGTTGCTTCCACTGGCGTTTATGCCGACTGGGCTGACGTAGGATCCGCTGAAGTTGCGGTGACTGCGACGTATGCTCAGACCGGTACGGCGGCAGCGGCGGGTGCAGCACGGGTGACGGTGGTTTATCGATCGCCCGCGCCATAAAGAGAGAATCATGGGCTATGCCGTTTACATCGTAACCAATGTTGTTAATGCTAAGCAGTACGTTGGCATTACCAATAACTTGGGCATTCGATGGAAACGGCATAAAAAAGCTCTTGGTGAAACACCTCTTTTGCATAGAGCCATCAAAAAATACGGGAAGGAATTTTTTGTGTTTTCCCACATTGCTGATGCTTTTGACAAAGAGGCTGCTTTTGATCTTGAGAGGATTCTGATTGAACAGCACAATACTTTTTATCCAAATGGTTACAACTTAACCAAGGGGGGAGAAGGTGGTGCTGGCGCTAAGATCGGAAGAGTGCTATCCAAAGAGACAAAGAAAAAAATTTCTGAATCTCTTAAAGGCAAGCCAAGCCCAAGAAAGGGCGCAAAGTTGTCTGACGAAACAAAACAAAAGTTGCGTGAGTCAAAAGTTGGCAAGCCGAGCAAAAGACTTGGATATAAGCACTCCGAAGAAACTATTGCAAAAATCAGAGCGCAAAAAATAGCCCGTGATCTTCTTAAAAAAGTAAAGGAAACTGAAAATGTCTAGTTTCAGACCTATGGTGAAAATGGACACCTCTGAGCCGACGGTCGAACTGAAGCTCAAGAAAGGTGGTTCCGTCTCCAAGCCCAAGAAGATGATGAACGGCGGCATGATGGGTTCTCTTCCTGCAGCAGCGGCTCCGGTCGGTGCTCGTGGGGGGATGGGTCCGGTTGCTCGTCCGACTCGTCCGTCTTTGGCAGCGCGTCGTGCAGCGATGAAGGCCGCACCGATGGGCCGTCCGACGATGAAGGAAGGTGGCGAAACCAAGGCCGAGCACAAGGCCGAGATGGCTGCTATCAAAAGCGTCGATAAGAAGCTCTCTAAACATGCCGAGAAAGCTGCGTCCAAGGCCCACAAAGGCCTGAAGACCGGTGGTGTTGTCATGGGTCAGGGCGGCTACAAAACCGGCGGCGTCGTCATGGGCCAAGGTGGCTACAAGGACGGCGGTGGCGTTAAAGGCGGTGGAGTCGAAGGTAATGTCTCTTCTGCCAAACCCGGCGCGACCAATACCAAGACTGGTGAGGTCAAACTGGGCAACGCTGGCTTCAAGAAAGGCGGTGCCTCAAAAAAGGCCTACGCTACGGGGGGCAGTGTTAACGACACCGGTCGGCCCGTAGCGTACCCGAAGAAACCCGTCTCCAAACCCGTCAAAAACAATCTTCAGTCTGGCACCTTCAAAAAGGGTGGCAAAGTGAAGATGGCTGGCGGCGGGGCTTTGGACGGCCAAGGAGTAATATCCGACGCCGAAAGGAAGATGCTTCTTGACGCTGAAAAAGTTCCTTCTGACATCCAAGAACAGATCCAAGACATCCGGGAACGGAAAGGTCGGGAGAACTTCGAGAAGATGAAAACGGAAGAGAACGAATCGCTGAGAGACTTTATCCCTAGTCTTGGTCGCAAGGCCATGAGGGGGATTAAGGAGTTGTTTGGGAGCACTCCCAAAGGCTCCGGGAGCGTGACCGAAACGGAGAAATCTGTGACGGTGACACCCGGCAAGAAGCGCGGCGGTCGGGCACGTTGAGGACGAGTGGGGGCTTCGTGCCCCCGCTTTACTTGTGAAGGCGCACCATGAAAGTTCAAACAGTTTCTAGGACTGGCGTTGGCTCTAGCGACGCGCTGGTCATGAATACCAACATCAGCCCGTTTAATGTCGGGTTTGGTGTTATTGCGACTGGCACGGTTGACTACACCGTCCAGCACACATTTGATGACCCTGCCGTGGGTTTTACGACTTGGTTCTCGCATCCGACGGTTGCCGCGCAGACTTCTGATGCTGACGGCAACTATGCGTTCCCGGTGACTGGAATCAAGGTTCTGGTCAACTCAGGAGCCGGTAGCGTCACGATGAATGTCATTCAGGCAGGCATTTGATGGGACAAGTTGGTGATTCCGCGGTCGCCAACCGGGCAAATACCACCAGAGGTTATGCCGACGGGGTTGGGGCAGAAAATACATTGAATGACACCGCCGGTCAGAATGTTGGTGCCGGTGGCGTTGTCGATTTATTCAATGGTGCCCCTCCTGCGGCAAGATCGTTCATTGCGGATGAAACCGACCCCGGGTATGTCCTGCAAGAGGACGACAGCAAGATTAGATTGGAGGCTTCGTAATGGCTGACCAGAAAATCTCGGCAATGCCATCAGCGGCTGCGCTGACTGGCGCGGAGCTAGTGCCGCTTGTACAGGGCGGGGCCAATGTTCGCTCAACAGTTGGCAATGTCGGTGCGTTTTATACAAACAGAATTGGGCTGTTCAGTTCGACTACCCAAACCGCTTTGGCAGACACCGCAACGGTAATGACTTTTGATACGGTTGCGTTTTCGCAGAACATTAGCCTTGTAGACGGTTCAAAA